GGAGTGCAGAACCCAAGGCACAGTTGGATATGTTCTTTGCTTGAGATAAATACATTATGGGGACTTGAGACTGTTGAAGATAGTAAGCAGTGTATCAAGTGTGGAGAATGGAAACCAAGTGAAAGATTTGCTTTCCGTTCTGAACGCAATGGTAAAGGTACAGAACAAAGGAATGATTGTAAGGATTGTCAAAGAGAGAATGCTAAGATTGTTCGTGAACTTAGGAAACTTCATCCACCACCTGACCCAGAGACATATGTCTGTCCTGCCTGTGGTAGAGATAAATCTCATTTCAAGGGATGGAAGAAGAGTCCCTTTGTATTAGACCATTGTCATATAACTGGTAAGTTTCGTGATTACATATGTCAATACTGTAATAATACAGTTGGATATGCAGATGAGAATCCAGATATACTAAGGAGACAAGCAGAATATTTAGAACGACATGGAAGACCTAGTAATAGTAGATGATTTTCTAGATGACTTTGAACATGTATGCGACTGTGCATATCATGAAGAGTATTACTCTAGAGAAGCATCTAATAAAATCCAAGGCATACGAGAAGGTTGGACTGGTACTCGTACTCTTGATATCAAAACAAGATATCCTAACATTACCAAGAAGATTGAAGAGTCGTTTGGTATGGTTGTAGAGAAGATGCACTTCTATAAGATAGAAGGTGAAGAGAAGAAATGGTTATGGGAGAATCAAGAACAAGCATTGAAACCTCACAAGGATGCATTCCCACTAGCAGGTGTCGTATATTTGTGGGGTAACACTGGAACATATTACGATGGAGAACTTATAGAGTTTGCAAAGAATCGTGCAATATGTTATAATGGTGAACACATGCATATGCCTGACCTAACGGATAAGGATAGATGTGTAATTGTTTTCTTTGGTAGAAAGCAATGGAGAAACTTTTAACTTGACAAAACAAGTTCTTTATTGTATAATGTGCGGATGATTTATAGTTTAACACTATTCAAAAATACTTATGATAATAAGACTCATCGGACTCAGGAGTTTGAGTCCTTCGATGAGTTTGAGTCATTGCTGTACTCATTATCAAAACAACACGGAGAAAAGGGTGGTAGAAACAGTAGTCCTCTCATCAGTCCTGCTAGTTATGTTAGCAAGACAACTAGGAGTAATCGCAATGTTGAACATTGGGGTGGTTGGTCTTGTCTTGATGTGGATACTGAACTTGGAGTTACCTCAGACGAACTTGAGTCCTACCTTTACGAACAGTTTGGTGGATTCTATTACATCTGTTACTCAACTGCCAGTTCTACAAAACACCATCCTAAGTTTAGACTCGTATTCCCACTCACAAGAATAGTTGAGTCTCAAGAGTTACCACACTTCTGGTTTGCTATGAACAAACAGTTCAAGGGACTAGGTGATGAACAGACTAAAGATTTGTCTCGTATGTATTACATACCTGCACAGTATCCTAATGCAGAGAACTTTATATTTACAAACAAAGGTGTCTTCTTAGACCCTGACATGTTGAAGAACAAACATTCCTATGTAGAGAAACAAGGTAACACCTTTCTAGATAGATTACCTGAAGCAATGCAGAAGGCAGTAATTGAACATCGTAAAGAGCAACTAAATAATACTACCTACACATGGACATCTTATCGTGACTGTCCCTTCTTTCCTAAAAGGTTAGAGCAGGAGTATCGTGCCACAACTGGTACTGGTTGGTATCACAAGATGTATCAGATTATGGTTGCAATTGCAGGTAATGCAGTCAAGAGTGGTTACCCTATCACTGCTCAACAGATATCAGAGTTATGTTCTGAGTTGGATAGAGAGACTGGTAACTGGTATGAAAACAGACCCCTAGATAAAGAAGCAGATAGGGCATTGGAGTATATCTACAGAAATGGATAAGTGGCAAGTAGTACAAGGACGCAAGTCTGAGAAAGATAAGATATTATTATATCAAGGTAAAGCAGTTTCATTTCGTGATGTTGCAATGATGTGTATCTTCTTTATGGAGAACGAAGACAATCTATATCCACCATCCAAAGGGTTGAAGGGTGCAGAGATGTTCAAAGATTATATAAAGGAAGTTCTAGAGAATAGAAAAATTCCTGAAGATAAGAAATATGCTATTAGAAAAAACCATGGTGTAGTAAAAGTATGAAGATATTAATTACTGGTGGTGCAGGGTTTATTGCAAGTCATCTTGCAGACTCACTACTAGAAGACGGATTCACTGTATTCGGAATAGACAACTATAACGATTACTATGACCCTTCTTTGAAAGCAAAGAGGGTTGAATACTTTGGTCATGAGGTTCATGAGGTTGACCTAAAAGACTTTGATGCATTGGATGATGCATTCCAATGGATTAGACCAGATGTTGTTATCCACCTCGCCGCACGAGCAGGTGTGAGAGATTCGTTTGGTAAAGAAGCAATTTACCACAATGAGAATATTCTAGGGACGCAGAACCTTATTGAAGTATGTAAGATGTATGATGTATACAAAGTTATATACGCATCCACATCAAGTGTATACGGTGGTACACCACTACCGACTACTGGATGGACAGAGGATGAAGTAACTGGACACCAACTTAATGCATATGCATACACAAAATATACTAACGAGTGTCAGTTCAAAATATCTGGACTGAACAATGTTGGTCTAAGATTCTTCACTGTATATGGGCCTTGGGGTAGACCAGACATGGCACTGTTTCAATTTACAGATGCTATTGTCCGTGGTGAACCTATCGAAGCATTTAATTACGGTGATATGAAAAGAGACTTTACTTATGTCGGAGATATTGTCAATGGTATCAAGATTGTTTTACTCAATGATGATATCCAATCTAATGAGATATTCAATATTGGTAGAGGAAAGCAAGTTGAATTGATGGACTTTATTAAGTGTATAAGTAATGAATTAGGGAGAGAGGCGAATGTCACACTTGCTCCAAGACATCCTGCGGATACTCTGGAGACTTGGGCAGATACCTATAAACTAAGAGAACTGGGATATAAACCCAGAGTTAATATTGAACAAGGAGTAGAATCCTTTATTAGATGGTATAAAGACTATTATGGAGTTAATTAATGGATAAAGATGAAATGATGGATGTTGCAAATCCAAATCCACAACCACTTGAAAAACTCAAGGTTGGTATTGTAGGTCATGGATTTGTTGGTGGTGCAGTAGACTATGCATTTACTCATGAAGGTATTGATAAGTTTTTAGTTGATTTGAAATATGATACAACTATTGATGACCTTATTGAATATGACCCACACTTTTCTTTTATATGCCTTCCTACCCCTGCGGTAGGAGATGGAGTGGTTGATGCATCACTTGTTGAAGATGCGGTACTCAAACTATTAGAGCATACTAAGGGTGGTGTTATTATTAAATCAACAATCACTCCTGACATCGTTGATAGATTATATCAATCTTGTTATGAGAATGATTGGAAACGAATTGTTTACAATCCAGAGTTCTTGACAGAAAGCAATGCCAAGGAACAATTTGTAAACGCAAAATATCATGTATTGGGTGGATTCCCAGACGCATGTAAAGGAGTGGCAGAAATATATTCTGTGTATTCTCTTTGCACGGCATCAGAATTTATAATGATGTCAGCGGCGGAAGCATCCTTTGTGAAGTATGGAGTGAACTCATTCCTTGCTACGAAGGTAACCTTCTTTAATCAACTATATGATGCAGTAAAGAAGTTTGGTTCGAACTTTCCTACGATTGTTAATGCAATCGGTAAAGACCCTCGTATTGGCATTGGGCATACTCGTGTCCCAGGCTATGATGGTAAGAGAGGATTTGGTGGTGCGTGTTTCCCTAAAGATACACTTGCCTTCACGAAGTTCGATGAGGACTTGACTTTAATTGCGGAGTGTGTTAATATAAACAACAAATATCGCAAAGAATATGAATTAGACGATAGGGAGAAGAGTAGCAATGTCGATTATGGACAAACTAAAGAAGAACTCGAAGATAAGTCAGACTGACATATTATCGGATTCTAAGTTCTTTACAGAACAAGATATGGTACAGACAGATGTACCAATGGTTAATGTGGCACTATCAGGTAGTATCTCTGGTGGTATCACGCCTGGGATGACTGTACTAGCAGGCCCAAGTAAACACTTCAAGACATCATTTGCCTTATTGATGGCAAGTGCATTCTTGAAAGAAAAGAAAGATGGTGTCATCTTATTCTATGATAGTGAGTTTGGTTCACCCCAATCTTACTTCGAAGAGTTTGATGTAGATACTGATAGAGTGTTACATACACCTGTTGCAAATGTTGAGGAACTCAAGTTTGACTTAGTGAACCAACTAGAGCAACTTACTAGAGAAGATAATGTAATGATTGTTATCGACTCTATTGGTAACCTCGCATCTAAGAAAGAACTCGAAGATGCACTAAACGAAAAATCAGTTGCCGACATGTCTCGTGCAAAAGCACTGAAAGGATTATTCAGAATGGTCACACCTTATTTGACTATGAAGAATATTCCACTTGTAGCAGTCAACCACACATATAAAGAGATTGGATTGTTTCCAAAAGATGTAGTCGGTGGTGGAACTGGAATCTACTATAGTGCAGATAACATCTGGATTATTGGTAGACAACAAGACAAGCAAGGCACTGAAATCAAAGGATATCACTTTGTAATCAATGTTGATAAATCTAGATATGTTAAAGAAAAGTCAAAGATACCTATCTCAGTTTCTTGGGAAGGTGGTGTTCAACGCTACAGTGGTCTGTTGGATGTTGCTCTTGCTGGCGGTTATGTTGTTAAACCTAGTAATGGTTGGTATAGTGTCAATGGTGACGAGAAGAAAGTCCGTCAGGCAGATACTCTTCAGAAGGAATTTTGGACTCCAATCTTCGAGGAAACAGACTTCGCAGACTTCATCAAAAAGCAATACAGTATAGGACACGAAGACCAAGTGTCTATGGATGAGATTGTCGAAGATGCAGTTGATTGATTTAGAAAATAAATTATCAGAACATATCCATTACGATATTATCCCACAATCAGAAAGTGAGGATGGATGGGATGTTCGTATCAATGAGGAGTTCCCAGAAACGGTAATTCGTTTTGGGAATGTAAAGTTTGAAGGGTCAGGAAAGGATGATGACGATGGATACCTCTCTTTCAACTTCACCATCGTTTCCTCTCCTGACCCTGACCTCACAGAAAAGGACTTGACTTTGCAGTCCTACTGTGGTAGAATACTCAATTCGGTGATAGAAGCATCCTTGTCTGAAGGGACTATGGTTATGAAGGATGAAGAGACTGGTAATATAATGACCAACAATGAAGAGTTGGCAGAGGATTGGAATGAATATAAATCTGGAACAGACGATACTGAGGAATCTGTTAACGAATGAACCTTACATGCGGAAGGTTCTTCCGTTTATAAACCCTGATTATTTTGATGGAGTATACAAAGGGTTATTCAAAGAAGTTACAAAGTTTGTCGCAAAATACAATAAACTACCTACCTTAGAAGCATTCAAGATTGAGTTGGATGAAGGTCACAGTCTGGGTGAAGACAACTATCGTCTTGCGACAGAACTGCTACCTAATATCTTTACCCCTGAGAAAGAAGACCTTGATTGGTTAGTTGACCGTACAGAAGCATGGTGTCAAGACCGTGCAGTTTACAATGCAGTGATGGAATCGATTACTATCATTGATGGTAAACATGCGACCATGCAAAAGAATGCTATTCCAGATGTTCTATCCAAAGCACTTGGTGTCACCTTTGACACTAACATTGGTCACGACTATCTAGAGAATGTTGATGAACGATATGATTTCTATCATGAGAAAGAAGAGAGACTACCGTTTGACCTAGACTACTTCAACAAGATTACCAAGGGTGGATTACCTAACAAGACTTTGAATATCGCACTTGCAGGTACAGGTGTAGGTAAGTCATTGTTTATGTGTCATCAAGCATCTGGTGCATTGTCTCAAGGATACAATGTATTGTATATCACTATGGAGATGGCAGAAGAAAGAATCGCAGAAAGAATTGATGCTAACTTATTGAATGTACCTATTGACCAGTTAGAGAACCTATCTAAGACTATGTTCTCTGACAAGGTAAGTCAACTCAAAGCAAAGACCGAAGGTAAACTTATTATCAAAGAGTATCCTACAGGTCAAGCAAATACTGCACACTTCCGTGCATTACTTAACGAACTCAAACTTAAAAAGAACTTTGTACCAGAGATTATCTTTATTGATTATCTTAATATCTGTGCATCCTCTAGGATGAAAGGTATGGGTGGTGCAATCAACTCTTATTCTTACATCAAGAGTATTGCAGAGGAGATTCGTGGACTCGCAGTTGAGTTCAATGTTCCTATTGTATCTGCAACACAGACCACTCGTAGTGGTTACTCTAATGATGATGTAGGACTTGAAGATACTTCAGAATCGTTTGGTCTACCTGCAACTGCTGACCTTATGTTTGCTCTCATCTCTAATGATGAGTTGAACAACCTAGGTAAGATTATGGTGAAGCAGTTGAAAAACAGATATAACGACCCTACTAAATACAATAGATTCACATTGAAGATTGATAGGAGCAAGATGCGTCTATCAGATGACAATGACCCAGACGATACAGGAGTAGTTGATGACAGACCAGTGTTTGATAAATCTCATTCAGGTGAGAGTATCAGTGCTGAGAAGTTCAAGAACTTCAAGTTAGAATGATTTTATTCGATAGTTACTTAAAACATTACGGATTTTCTAAGAAGGAATATGTAGAAGGAGACAAGAACAATTTTACTTGTGAGTTGTCAACTGACCATACCTTCAAAGGAAGATTCATAAATTCGTTTGGGGACTTCACTACTATTACTGGTAGATGGGGTGACTATCGAAATATGCTCTTCTGGTTTAGAGGGAATGCAAAAGGATACAAACAGTATCCTCTAGGATTGTTGTATGTTGGTATAGCAATTCGTAGAAGAAAGAAACTGCATATGTTTTTGCCAGGCGCAGGACTAAGAAATTTACTCTATGTTAGAGTAAGAATAGAACGGTTAAAAAGGAATTCTTAATACAAAAAACAACGGAGAATCATGAAAGAACTAGGAATGGTATTGTTAGGTTGCCTTGCATTTACAGGGTTTTTTGCAGGTGTAATCTATCCTGACTTAGAAGTCAAGGGATATAGTAATATAAAAAGTTGCAACGGTGAATGCTATGAAGCACATGTAGCAAAGTATGGCACGGTTGTAGAGATAGAAAGAGCAAAAGCAGAATTAGCAAATGCTGACGAGTTCAGTTCTATCAGAGGAGCATGGGCAGGATGTGCAGCCTGTCATGGTAACGATGGTAAGGGTATTGGAGCATTCCCTGCATTAGCAGGTAGAAGTTCCGACTATATAGTAGAAGCACTTACCCAATATAAAAACGGAGAAACAAGAGGAGCAATGTCTGGTGTGATGTGGGGACAATCAAGTGTTCTCTCAGATGCAGATATACAAACTCTTGGAGATTTTGTAGAAGCAGAACTTAAATGAAGATATACAATAAAGAGTTAGACTTTGATGATGGATTTCTTTCAGATGTTAAAGCACAATGCTTGACATGGGCAAGAGAAGTAGCACAGACTTATAAAGAGACTGGTGAAAGAACGCATCCACATTTAACCTTTAGACCCAGAAGTTTTCATGCGGTAGATAGAACCCCATGGAACGAATGGGATAAAGTCGTTGACCAGTTTGGTGCTGAGAAAGCACGAGAGTGGAAACGCAGACAGATAAAAATGTTAAGAGAGTTTGGTGAGGTGAATCGTATCATTATTGACCAATACGATTTACCAGAAGATATGCGTCAGTATGTCAAAGAACAAACTTATCTTGAATTTGGTATTCCCAAGGATGAGTCTTTACCAGTGGTTCAGATTCAAGACGGTGGTGAATTATTGCATCCACATCGTGGACATGCAAGATTAGCATCTTTCTTTTGTTTATTAGAAGGTGAAGGTGAGGTAACCAAATGGTATGATGAAACTACACCATTTGAACACTACCCAGAATACTACATACCTGATATGGCAAAGTTGAAAGTTGCAGAGGAGAAAAGTCTGACACCGAATGTGTGGACACTCTTTAATCATGAGATATGGCACTCAGTTCATAGAGATGGTGATTTAGGAGTGAGAATCAATTTTGGTATCGACTTCAAAACAATGAATGTAAATCAGGCAATGGAGTATCTCACTTGAGTGAAGTAAACCTTATATCATTATCAAAACCAACCGCAATCACAGATTGCCTAACGGCAGAACAACTCGTAGCATATACTGCTCGTGTATCGAATCCTAGTAATCAGAATAATCTCAAGACCGCATCAGGTCTTGTTCGTTATTTGATTCGTGAGAATCATTGGTCACCATTCGAAATGGTACATATGACTCTTGAAATCAAAACAACAAGAGATATTGCAAGGCAGATTATTCGTCATAGGTCTTTTGCATTCCAAGAGTTCTCTCAAAGATATGCAGAGCAACAGAATACAGAGATTCGTGACGCACGATTACAAGACGAAAAGAATAGACAGAACTCTATTCCCTTGGATATGAATGACCCATCAGATGTTAAAAAGAATGCTCAGTGGAGAAGGCATCAAGAGGATGTTATTATTAAAGCAAAGAAAGCATATCGATGGGCATTAGAAAACGGTATTGCCAAAGAACAAGCAAGAGCAGTTTTACCAGAAGGTAATACTGAGTCTGTCCTTTATATGGCAGGTTCACTTAGGTCTTGGATTCATTACTGTCAACTTCGAAGAGGTAATGGCACACAGAAAGAACATATGATTGTTGCTGATAAATGTTGGGACATTATCAATACACATTTCCCTGCCGTATGTGAGGCTCTGGAAGAGTAAGATGGAAATCAATATAGTTAATCCACAAATGCTCAGTATTCTAGATAAAACAAGAGACTTGTTTCTAGAACGCAAAGAGTTGTGCGAAGAACTATCTGATAACTTACAAGGTGGTGAAGACCCTACCCCAGATTGGGAACAATATGTTTCTGAAGACTGGTTGTGGAAGACCTATGAAAAAGGTGAAGAGCATGTAGGGTTTCCTGAGAAGGGATATGGATTTCAATCTGCACAAGGTTATTCAAAACGACCAGAAGTATTTGAAGAATTACATAAATGGTGTAAACACACCTTACCTCGTGAGTTTGGAGCAAACTCAAGTTCACTAGTATCATATTATCCACCTAATGGATTTGTAGGATGGCATACTAACTGGAATGCCTTTGGATACCAACTCATTCTTACATGGAGTGAGAAAGGTGATGGTTATTTTTCTTATTATGATAAGAAGAAAGATGAGATAATTACAGAACACGATGTCAAAGGATGGCAAGGTAGATGGTATCGATTTGGTAGAATCGATGAACCTGAACATCATTGTTGGCATAGTGCATGGACAAATTGTCCTCGCATCACATTAGCATATAAGTTTCCGTATGGAAAAGTATCTGAGAGACTTAATATGGCATACTATGCAATCCAAGATATGATTGAAAGGTTAGAAACCGCTTGACATTCGTCAAGTGATTTGTTATAATACTCCCCATGAAAAAATCTGTGATGCTAGGAATAGCACTGAGTGTGGGCATTGCGACTGCGACAACTGCACTCCAAATCAACGGTGAAACAGTAGTTACAGAACCATATCAATATGGTAATGACTATTATACACCAGAAGAACATTACTGCATGGCACTTAACATTTACCATGAAGCAAGAGCAGAGCATCTTGCAGGTCAAGTTGCCGTAGCAGATGTCACTCTCAACCGTGTCAAAGATACAAGGTATCCAAACAATATATGTAATGTTGTGTATGAAGCACAGACCTATACGACAGAGGACGGAAGGACTTTCCCTCGTAGGAATAGATGTCAGTTCTCTTGGTATTGTGACGGTTTGAAAGATGACCCAAAGGAAGGTAGGTCATGGGATAGGTCTCGTAATATTGCGTATCAATATTTAGAAAACGGACTACACCGTGGGATTACCGAAGGTGCAACACATTATCATGCAACCTATGTCAACCCTGACTGGGCATCCGCAGAAGGTATGGTCTTAATCGGACGCATAGGAGAGCATATATTTTATAGGTGGAAATAATGAGAAAGAGAATGAAAGATGCGATACAAGAGGTAGTTAATCCAATTGAATATCGTTATAACGAAGGTAATCTTATCCAAGAATTGAAAGATTACATTGACGCAACATACGGTGAACATTATTCTAAGAATAAGTTTCAAGCAACAGAGTTTATCATTGACGGTGGTCATGGTGATGGATTCTGTATTGGTAATATCATGAAGTATGCCCAGAGATATGGCAATAAGGATGGATACAATCGTAAGGACTTGTTGAAAGTTCTACACTATGCTATCATTCAACTTCATGTTCATGACCACTACGACAGAGGATAATATGCCAAATACATATCGTTTCAATCAAAGAGTCGAAAAGGCAAAAGGTCTTGGACTCTCAGGTATCAACCGTGAATTAAAGCACTACGCAAACATATTCAAGGGTGGTATTCCCAAATCGGTTAAGAACCGTGTCCAACATCTGGTTCAAGCAAAGGCAGAACTAGAAGCATTGCAACACAAAAAGAAAGTTGCTAAGTCTCTAGATGCTAATGAACTAGAAAACAAAATCAAAGAATACGAAGAAAAAGATTTGAAAAACGCTTGACATTTTTGTTTTCCTTTGATATAATACTTGTATTGATAATGAGAGAGGTAATACAATATGTACAATAATGTTGAAATCAAACCTGATAATGTCGAGTATGAGGTCGTTGAGTATCTCAATGGTTCTACTTGTCTTCAGGGTGAAATTACCACCACTTACGATACTTTGAAAGGTTTATTCGGTAAACCTTCTTTCGATACAGGTGACCCCTATGAGAAAGTCCAGACTGAGTGGTGTATTGAAGGTAAAGTATTCTTTACCGATGAGGATGGTGAAATTGACAATGAATATGTCAATGCCACAGTCTACAACTGGAAGACTGGTGGTGCTACACCTACTGGTGAATACGATTGGCACATAGGTGGCAATTCATATGATTCGGTTGAACTTGTCCGTGCAATTATCGAAGGAGAAGTAAAACCATATTTCAATTTAGATTGAGAGGTAAATTATGAGTAAAATTGGAGCAGTTGTGCTAGAAGCACAAGTCATTGGACAGGAATGTTACAATGAGTCAAAAGAAGTGATTGCCAAAGAAGTTGGCAAAATCTTCCCAGAGGGTTCTGCTGAGTATGGTCTTTGTTTAGAGGCCGCACTTGCGGAGCAACAAACCATTCATGAGGAGATGAACTATGTTTTCGGATAAGTTTGATTTCTTTTATGTAATGATTGCCGTAACCGTTGCAATCTTCATTTGTCTATCTGGTTATTCGGTAGGCAAGAAGGCAGGGTTCGAGCAAGGAGTTGCTAGTGTTGCTGAGTGTGTCGATGAAGATTCAGTCAACCTAGATGAATTGGAACAAGTCATTGATATATTCTTTGACAAATTCAAGGAGTTGCGAAATGAGTAATCAACGAAGAGGAAACTGGCATAAAGCATCTGGTGCTGAATTTGGTGCTAGTCAGGAAATGAAACTTCTGCAATTTTTCAAATCTGCAAAAGAAGTCTTGAAGCAGTATGGTCATGAAGATGCATCATTCTATTTCGAGCAGTGTGAGGAACACCTACGCAAAGGTAAGTCATTGACTTCCGAATCCGCAGGTCGTATCCTTGGAGTTTAACTTTAACTAAGGAACTATGAGAAGAAATTATAATTCTAAATTTAGGAGACCACAAAGACCTAAACAAAAAGTGTGGCCTAAGGACGGTGCTAGGCAAGTCACCGTAAGAAATGGTGATGTTGATACTGCACTAAAGATTTTCAAAAAGAAAGTCAAGAAGTCTGGTATATTAGTTGACTTGAAGAAAAGGGAGTTCTTTGAAACAAGAAACGAGAAAGCAAGGAAGACTAAGAACAAAGCAATCCGAAGAGTGAGAAATCTAAAACTCAAACAAGAAAGATTGGATGCTGAATATAAATTTAGGATTAGATAAATACTTGTTATGAAAAGAAGAGAGTCCAGAGTAAAACCTCGTTATGCTAAACGGTTGTTCGAAAAGGACTCTCCGTTTGGTCACAAAGTTGAGCGTGACCGAACAAAGTATACTCGCAAAACTAAGCACAAGAAAGACTGATTGGGTCTCTTAGTTTAATGGTAGAACTCTTCTCTGTCTAAGAAGAAGCAGGGGTTCGATTCCCCTAGAGACCGCCAGTTTGTATAAATAAAGGTATGCAATTACCAACTCAATTATTTATCGGTCAAGTGATAGCAATGCTATCCATTCCCCTTATGTACTTCGCAACTCCGATGCAGATTGCGATATGTGCATTCATGTATTTTGGTATCAACTGTCTTGGTATGACAATGGGATACCACAGGTACTTTGCCCACAAGACCTTTAATGCACCGAAGTGGTTGGAATATGTGATGTTGTTCTTTGGACATATTCACATGGTCGGCCCAGTTCTTCTCTGGTGTGCTAATCATAGAGAGCATCATCGATATGCTGATACACCAGATGACCCACACTCACCATATTATAAAGGATGGTTCTATGCACACTTCCTACAAGTGTTCACAGATATCAAACTTAATTATGTGAGGGATTTGCTTAAAAACGATTTATTCAAAGCACAACATTCTGCCTACTGGCAAATCATGGCATGTTGGGCAGTATTCCTGATGTTGATTGACCCATACGCATTAGTATATGCATGGTTAGCACCAACAGGATTATCTAAACTGATAGGTTCATTTGTCTTCTCATATTCACATAGAGGACGAAAACCTAACTCAGATACATGGTTAGGATTATTAACTTTTGGTGAAGGATTCCATAATACTCACCATGACAATCCTAAATTATCGAAATGGCATCCATTAGATATTGGTGGTCATTTAATCAATTGGGTTGGTCGCCACAAATAGACTCGTGACACCCCACGGTTAGGGTGTCCTTAATTATAAATAAAAGATATGGCATATAGTAAGGAAGTAGTAGATAGATTCGAATCTGTACTCAAGAATCCAGAGAAACACTCTGTAGGTAGGTTTGACCCTAAAGACCCCAATGTCGCAACTGGCATGGTGGGTGCGCCTGCATGTGGGGATGTAATGAAACTAGATTTGAAACTTGACCCTATGTCCGATGAAATACTAGATGTTAAATTCAAGACTTATGGATGTGGTTCTGCTATTGCATCATCTACAATGTTTGTTGAAATGTTGAAAGGTAAAACAATTGAACAAGCAAAAGAAATCAAAGATAAAGATATTGCAGAAGCACTTCAATTACCACCTATCAAATTACACTGCTCAGTTCTAGCAGAAGAAGGGATTCGAAAAGCAATAGAGGATTGGGAAACCAAGACTGCACATAGAAAGCACAATCAATGATAGTAACAAAAGAAGCAATAGAACATATTGAGTCTGTTGAAAAGGATGCGATAATACTTCTTGGTATTAAAGCAAGTGGTTGTCATGGATTCGAATATGAAATTACCCTCAAAGAAAAGTCTGCCCCTAGTGCGGTAGACGATTGTGCGGATGTTACCTCTGCTTATGGATGGGAAACTGTTCAAGCAGATAGTATCACCTTCATGATTCCTAAAGACCAATATATGTATTTCGAAAATGCAACTCTTGATTTACATGTAGACGGTTTCAACAAATATCTAAAATGGGTGAATCCCCTTGAAGCATCTCAGTGTGGATGCGGAGAAAGTGTTACTTTTTTTCCAGTTTAACTCTCAGTTTGTATAAATACCAATAGGTAAGAATCCGTCAAACAATTGACGGAGCATAAACGGAGACTGTTAGGTGAAGACCCTTTACAAAGTACCTTTGGCATGTCTATTTTTATTTACATCTACTATGGCATTAGCAGATGATGTCGATGGTTCGTTTCAGGATGCGTCAAATTCTGATTACAGTATTTCTGAGTCAACTAATAATACAACTAGTAATGTGACTTCGAATAATACTAATACGAACACGAATAACAACACTAATGTAAATACAAATACGAATACCAATACAAACAACAACACAAATGTTAATACTAACACTAATAATAATACTAGTGTGAATACTAACACGAATACGAATACCTCGACTTCGACTAGTAATAATACGAACAACAATACGAATGTGAATACCAACACTTCGACTTCGACTTCGAATAACACGAACACGAATAACAACACGAATAATACTACTGTAAATTCTACCAGTAATTCTAATGTGAACAGTAATTCAACTTCGAATAATACTAATAATAACACTAATACAAATGTGAATACATCTACTAGTGAATCTAAAAGTGAATCGAAATCTGAAGTTACAACGAATAATACTAATAAGAATGAGAACATCAATAAGAACGAGACCACTATTAAGTCTCCGCCTCCTAGTGCAATTGCACCTAGTATAGGTTCATCCTATTCACAAGACCTTTGTACGACTGGTATATCTGGTGCGGTGCAGACTCAGATACTTGGTTTATCTGGTGGTAAATCAGTTAGAGACATGAACTGTGAGAGGATAAAACTGTCAAAGACTCTTTACGATATGGGGATGAAAGTCGCCGCTGTCTCGACTATGTGTCAAGATGAAAGAGTATGGAAGGCAATGATGATGGCAGGAACACCTTGTCCTTTCGAAGGTAAGATAGGTGACGAAGCATTAGAACTATGGACTAAGTTCCCTCAACTAATACCTGACAATGCTCTTGATGATGTGAAGGTCAAAGATGATATCAATCAAGGAGTTTCAGACGGTGAAAAAGCACTTCTGGGTATTGGTGGGGCTGCTCTCCTGCTTATGCTTCTCTAATATAGCAAACGCACAAACCTATAATGGGGTAAACTCTCCGTGGACTGGCACGAGTGGAGAGTGTGGTGTTGCGTGTGGTTCAACAGATTTAATTGATATCCGTAATATGACTGGGGCAACTCAGTTTAATATTGGTGATGATTCCTTTGCAAATTTTAATCTGCCATGGGAAGCAGAGATGATTGATGGTCATAAAGTATCCCAAGGTAAGATGTATATGAATGGTTTCATATCATTCAGTGACCAGAATGTATTATATGGTGGATGTTGTGAAGGGTTTAGATTAGATGAAGACCCCTTGAATCCACCATCATATTGGAACAACTTACAGAACCAAATCGACATGTTGGACTATATGATTGCTCCCCTGTGGACTGACCTTATAAAAGGTAATGGTTCTACATGGTACTATGCAGATGATAATGAAGCAGTCTTTGGATGGTATGAAGTAAAAGAATACGGACAGAGCAATACAAAGAATACATTTGAAATACAAATAAATCCAGATGGATGGACATTTGCATACGACCAAATAGAAATAAAGAATCATAGTATCTGGGCAGGTGCAACAGGGGATTTATCCGAAGGGCATGTGGAGCATCTCTTTTTTCATAATAAAGGAGATGGGGATTATATCTGGCAGTGGGATGAAACGAGCAACAACTCGTATGCTTTCCTAGGAGATGTCGATACAATCGATTGTAGCAACCCACTGAATGACGCATCCTGCCCAGGCTATGCAGATGCATACCTCGCACAACAATGTGCGATTGATTCACTGTACGATTCTCAATGTACAGGATACGCAGAAGCATATCTTGCTCAACAATGTGGTATTGACCCATTGTATGATTCTACCTGTACTGGATATGATGATGCATATCTTGCTCAACAATGTACCTTAGACCCATTATATGATACTTCATGTCAAGGATATGACTTAGCATTCCTTGATGATAAATGTGAGTCTGACCCACAATCAGATGAAAAATGTGATGGATATATCTGGAACTTTGACGAAGGATTTGACCCACTGGATGAATTTATACCAGAGGGTGTATCATTTGGTGATGAGGAAGAATACTTTGGATATGAAGAAGAAGAGTTCTATGGGTATGAAGAAATGCCTATGGATGGTTCAGTAGAAGAGTATGAAGACATTGTATTCTTTGAACCATATGAAGAAGAGTCATTTACCTTTGAACCAGTAAGAGATGAATACTTTCAAGAAGACCTAAGTTTGTTTGAATTGGAAGAGGTTGCCTTCATTGAGGTATCTGAAGAGGAGTTCTTTGAGATACTAGAAGAAGAAGGTATCGAACCAGAAGAGATATTTGTAGAAGAAGAGTTCGAAGATTTTTTCCGTGAGACTCCACTCTTAGTAGAAGTTGATGAAGAAGTAGTAGAAGTCTTGTTATTAGAAGAAGAGATTCTAGAAGAGATAGAAGAAATAGTTGAAGAAGAGTTTATTGAAGAAGAAAAAGAAGAGATATTTGAAGAAGAACTGATTGTTGAAGCAGAAGAACTTGATGAGATAGAACCTGCTCCAGTTCGTGCAAGAGGTGAACGAAAAGAAAGTAAAGCAAAGAAAGAGAGTAGAAAAGAAACTGCCAAGGCAGTAAATAGTGCTATCAATAGTGCAATGGCATCTGGTAATTCTATTGGAGCATCTGGAAGTGGTTCAGGTGGTAGTTCAGGTGGGTCTGCATTCTCTGGTAGTAACTCTGCATTCTCTGGTGGACTCTCTGGGGGTGGTTTTGCATCATCTACAGGTGATGTATTCCTAGATGACATACAGAACTTTGGTTCAATTACAGGTAATGCTTCAGTGCAATTAGGTGAACTAGAGACATCTAACTCACAAGCAATGTCATCACAAGCACAACAACAAGACGATTTGACTGGTGGTGTTGATACTGGTGTAGATATTCCAGTATTGAGTTTCAACTTACCAGAGATAAAGATTGACATACCAGATGACAATCGACCAAAGACATTAGCAGAAGTTCTTGCTGAAAGAGTAGCAGAACGAAAAGAAAAGAACCAGACTGGGGTATTTGCCAATCAGGTAACAATACTTCAAGGCATGGCAAAAGCAACCGATTTGAGTATGTACTACGCAGACACATATACATTTGAGTCTGATTGGTACAAGACAGAAAGCATATATAAGTCTGCAAAGATGAATGATGCCCAGAGTCTTTTCAGAATGACAAACGAATCGCACGGTAAGATGCGTGAATTAATTAGGAGTCAATACTAATGGCAGAAATAGAAGTAGGTGGCATCAAGTTTACTGGTGGTAAGATGGTAGCAGTATTGACTGCATTGTCATCTGCCGCTGGTATTGTTTGGGCAGGAGCATTATTCTGGGGTGACTACATGGATATGAAAGATAAAATCGATTCATATATAGCACCAGATATGTCTCAGATAGAGCAACAACTCGCAGTACAAGACGAGAGAATGACCAGTATCAAGGAAGAACTGGAAATCACTCTGAACACAGTAAATAACGAATTAACTTTCGTATCTGATGATTTAAGAGATTTGAAGTCTGATACAAGAGAAAGCAATAAGAGACTATATGAACTGGAAACTCAGACTCAAAGAGACTTGATAGACATCCGTAAATCAATAAGAGAACAGATAGAAGAAGCACTAGCAAATCCTTTGGCAGGAACAGAATAAACTTTTTTTGAAAATAAGCTTGACATTCTTTGTTGTTTTAAGTATAATACTTAAATAATATCAAAGAAGGAGTATATTATGTCACATGAAGTTGAAATGGTCAACGGACAAGCACAAATGGCATATGCAGGGGAAGTCCCTTGGCATGGTCTAGGAACTGCTGTATCCAATGACTTAACCCCTCAACAGATGCAAGAAGTCGCAGGACTGAATTGGTCAGTTGAGAAACAAGATATCATCACTAGTGGTGGTGTCAAAATCGATGGAAAACAAGCACTTGTTAGGTCTTCGGACAACAAGGTATTGGATGTAATTGGTGAGAACTGGAATCCAGTTCAGAACGATGAAGCATTCAACTTCTTTTCCGAATATGTCCTCGCAGGGGATATGGAAATGCACACGGCAGGTTCACTGAAAGGTGGAAAAATGGTGTGGGCATTAGCAAAGGTGAAAGATTCTTTCACTATCCTTGGTGATGACCAAGTAGATTCTTATCTACTGTTCTCAAACCCACATCAATATGGTAAGTCAGTTGATGTTAGGTTTACCCCAATCAGAGTTGTATGTAACAACACTCTTACAATGTCTCTAGGACAAGAGGTTGCTAAGTCTGTGTCTCTAAACCACAGAACTGCATTTGATTCTGAGTCTGTGAAGACTGCTCTGGGTATTGCCCACGAGAAGTTTACACAATACAAAGAAGTTGCTGAGTTCCTTGCTTCTAAGCAGTATTCAGTAGAATCTTTGATAAACTTCTACAACGAAGTTTTCCCTAGAACTTACCAAGGTAAGAAACCTGTTTCAGTCAATGATTTCAAGGACTTATCTTCTAACGGACAGAAAGCATATTCTGTTTTAGAGACTCAGCCTGGGGCAGAGTTTGGAGCAGGTTCTTGGTGGCAGGCGCTTAACAGTGTCACTTACTTAACTGACCACAAAATGGGAAGGGAAACCGACTCAAGGTTGGCATCTGCATGGTTTGGTTCTAACCAATCCAGAAAGGTCAAAGCAGTGGAGAAAGCAGTTGAGTTTGCTAACGCCGCTTAAAGACTGGATATATAATTTGTTCTCTGGGGGTAAAACACCCCCAGAAGACGATATAGACTGGTCTGGAGAGAATGAAGGTAGACCACACATCATAGATGATGACTACTTTCAGACTCAAAGACAACAAGAGTATAAAGGTGAAATTGATGTATAACGGAAACATTCCAGAAGTGACTTTCAAAACTCGTGTACGAGATGAAAGTATTGGTGGTGATAATCCATTTCGATGGGAAGATGTGAAATCTACTGACTTATGGGGTAAAGGATACCATGTAGTATTCTCACTCCCAGGCGCTTTCACTCCAACCTGTAGCACTTATCAATTACCAGATTTTGAGAAACTTATGAAAGAAGGTAAGTTCTCAGACTATGGTATCGATAGTGTATCTTGTATCTCTGTAAATGATGCATTCGTAATGAACTGTTGGGCAAAAGACCAAGGTATCGAATGTGTCAAAGTAATTCCAGATGGTGCAGGAGAGTTTACTCGTAAGATGGGTATGCTCGTGGATAAGACTAATATTGGATTTGGATTGAGGTCATGGAGATATGCCATGATTATCAATGATGGATTCATTGAGGTCTTTCTTCCAGAAGAAGGATTTAGTGACAACTGTGAGGATGACCCATACGGTAAGTCTTCTCCCCAGAATGTGTTGAAGGTTCTTGAAGAACTTTACAACGGTGGGGCAGCTGTCTCCGCAGTCTAAAACAACCAAATTAGAGAATGTCAGGTTCTTGTTCTGAAAAAAAGAGCTTGACATTTTCTGTTGGGCGTGGTACGCTATGTAGGTAAAGTTGAGTTGAAGGAGTTTTCTTTATGAATCTAGTTACTGTAAAAGGTGGCAAAAAAGGTCAACGGCAACTTGCAGAGCAGATAGTCTATCTTATGTTAGACCGTTTGGGTCTAGGTCGGACTCGCTCTTTGACTATTGACTTAGAGATTATTCGTAATCTTGAGAAGAACGAAGGTGTCCAAGCATGGCACTGGGAAGTCGAAGACAAGTATGACCATGAAATTGGTATTGATGCAGGACTAGGACTCCGTGACTTCATTACCTCTATCTGTCATGAGATGGTTCATCTCAAGCAAGTTTATCGTGGTGAGTTTGTCCAGAAGGACAACAAGCAGTTCTGGAAAGGTCGTGACCATTCTGAGGACGAGTACGATGACCAACCTTGGGAGAAGGAAGCATACGAACTCCAAGACGAACTTGCTCTTGAAGTATGGAAGGAGATACTATGAGTTTAGAATTTGAATATCGTCAATACCTGCGTAAGCAGGAACGCAAACAGAATCGTGGCAAACGAGGTCGTGATTCTGAACGAATGAAAACATATCGTGCTGAGTGGGCATTCCTAGGTCAGGTCGATAACAAAGAATTCAAAGATATCAAAGAAGCACAAAAGGTTGCCAAACGGATTTACAAATCTAAGACATGGCAAAAGTTGTGGAAGCAAGGCATCGATAAAGATGTCACTCGTTTGTTCTTCTCAGAGATTCCTATTGAGATGAAACAACGAAACAGTGGTCGTGGCACGGCAGGGTTTACCAACGGTAATAAAGTTGTGCTAGATACTAAGGTGGGATTGAACATGTACACACTGTTACATGAACTGTCTCATTGTTTGGGCAACATGCATCATGGTCGGTCTTTCCGCCGAACTGTGTTGGCATTAGTTGGCACTTTCATGGGTGCGAAGGAGAAGAAGATTCTCAAGGCAGAGTTCAAGAAAGCAAAACTTTCTTATGGACAACCTCGTAAACCTCTTGACTTCGAAGCATGGAAAGCAAGTCGTGAACGCATGTTGAAACTTCAAGGAAATGTATGAATGTAAATGAAATGGGTAAAATCTATTCAGAAGAAGAACTAAAGAATTCGAATCGGATTCAGAAGTCTGCTACTCCGAAGTATACCTTAGACTGGTATGTAAAGTGGGTAGCATCAATTATGATTCTTATCGGAATGTCGATACGAGGTATCGATGGTCTACAGGTTTATGACTTATCAGTATCAATCGTAGGGATTGCTCTATGGTTATGGGTAAGCATACTCTGGAAAGACCGTGCATTAATCATTTTGAATGCAGTCGGATTACTATTCTTGATTCGTAATCTGGTAGGAGCAATAAATGTTTAAGCACATCCCAACTGAATTGAAAGACATGGTATCGGAAGATACCGACACTGGTAGAGTTTACAAAACTCCAGAGGGTATTGACTTACCCTCTATTACCACTGTCCTATCCATCCTATCTCGTGAGTCCATTGCTAAATGGAGAGCAAGGGTAGGAGAAGAAGAAGCAAACAAAATATCAACTCGTGCGTCCCAGAGAGGGACAAAGGTTCACGAGATTATTGAGAAGTATATTGATAATGATAAAGACTATCGTGAAGGGTATACCCCAGATGTCATTGAGTCTTTTCTTGTTATGAAACCAATACTAGATGGTTTAATTGGAGATGTGTATGCTCAAGAAGCACCACTGTATTCAACTGAACTTGGTATCGCAGGTCGAGTAGACTGTGTTGCAGAGTTCGATGGTGAACTATCTATTATTGATTTCAAAACAAGTCGTAAGAAGAAACTCCGCAAATGGGTACATAACTATTTCATGCAAGAAGCAGGTTATGCCAAGATGTGGGAAGAACGAACTGGTCAACCGATTACACAATTAGTCACACTTATCAGTGTTGATGGTGAAGATAAACCACAAATCTTCGTGGAACATCGTGACAATTGGTTAAATCCTCTCAAGGAAACTATCAAAAAATATCAAGAGGAGCAAAGTTCTACTTCCCAAATCATATAAATAGTGGTATAATAAATTTTTATTATATGGGAAAGTCGATGCTCAAATTCAAAGAACTGAACGAAACTAGTCTTACTTTTGGTGAGATAGTCCGTGCAGACCGTTCATTCCGTGCAGACCTATTCATCAAAAAGATGAAACTAGGTGAACCTTTTGAAATGACTGACGGTTCAACTGCTATCATTAAGTATGATGCAGGGATTGAATCTGCCATTCGTAAAGGTAGTGCCAAAGGTCTAGGAGCAAAACCACTAGTCACCGCAGATGGTGAAGAGATTTCTTTCGGTAAACTCAAGAAGTCCCAAGAGTTTGGTGGTGGTGGTCGTGGTTCTGGTGGTGGTTCAGATAATACTCGTGCTACCGAATCTGCTCAATGCGTCTATGCCCAGTTGATGTGGGACAATCCCAATACCCAGTTTACCCCAGATGAACTCCGTATCACTCACCAGAAGATGAGTAAGAATGTCGATGGTAGTGCAGGTGAGATATTACTTGCAGATGAACAATGGATTAAATCATCTATCGATGGTGCAAGAGTTCTATACAGAGCATTAAAGAAAAAGAACTATTCATGGCATCGTGGTTCTACTTGGGTCAATGCATTAGAGAACAAATTCAAACAACTCAACAGAACAGAAAAACTATTTAAGAATCTAAACAAGTGGAGTCCTGCTGACATATATGCAGTTGCAAAAGGAGCAGAATACAAGTATAATATCCTTGATGCAGAAAGCATAGCAGAGATGAACAACGAATTATTAAAAGCATTTATCGCAAGGGACATCCTTGGTATCTCTCTCAAGAAGATTGGAAAGAGACCTAAGTTGATGCAAGTAAACATTGGTAGACCATTCCAGTCACCTGAGTTTACTAGTGCGAGTTATGGTAAGAGAGATTACTTCAAGGCAAAGGATGGATATCTTTTAGGTAAAGGTATTCAGATGCAGTTTCGAACCTTCCCTACATTCCAGTGTGAAATCATTGGTAAGAAAGCAAAGCATGGTAAGGTATCATACGGTGGTATCAGTGATGCAATGAAAGATGCAGTCGGTAGACCACTTACTGATAAGAAGACTCTGGAGACATTATATAAGAAAGACCCTGACTTATTCTTAAAACAATACTATCAAATGTATTCCAAGATACAGGGTGCATTGACAGAAGACAAATTCAGAGAAGCACTCAAAGGTAAATCTGTTGACTGGTTGATGTCCAAATATATGGTAACCGAATTATTCACCGCAATCGAAGGTAAGGAACAAGATGTATTGACCTACCTATTCCGTATTGCTAAATCACAAACAAAAGCATCTGCTCCACATCTGAAGGTATCATAATGTTCAGTGAATACATAACAGAACAACAGAATACTCACATGACTCATATTGAGGACAAGGTTCTCTATGGTGGAGTCAATGGTACAAGACAGGCAATCAATGCTCTGAGAGAACTGCGTGATATGTTGGCAGGTAAAACCTCAAGCAAACTATCTGTCAAGTGGGACGGTGCGCCTGCTATCTTTGCAGGAACAGACCCAGAGGACGGTGCGTTCTTTGTTGCTAAGAAAGGTATCTTTGCTAAGACTGGTGCAAAGGTATACAAATCAAATGCTGATATCGATGCAGAACTATCTGGTGACCTTGCTGACAAGATGAAACTTGCTCTACAATATCTACCAGAACTTGGTATCAAGGGAGTGATTCAAGGTGACTTCTTATATGCAAATAATGATTTGAAACGAGAAAAGATTGATGGACAACAGTATGTAACCTTCCATCCGAATACAATCATCTATGCAGTTCCTATGAGTCAATCGAAAACAATCGAAGATGCCAAGATAGGAATCGTATGGCATACATCATATAAGGGTGATAAGTTTGAGAATATGAAAGCATCCTATGGTGTTGATGTATCTAAGTTCAAGAAAACAAAGAATGTATGGTCTCAGGATGCGATGCTTACCAATGCAGGTGAAGCAACCATGAATGAAAAGGAGACTGCCGAAGTTACTAAATACCTGTCTAACGCAGGTAAATTATTTAACAAGGTATCTGGAAGTACACTTCGAGAACTCGAAGCAAACGAAGAACTAGCACGATTGATAGAACAATACAATAATACCTTTGTCCGTGAGGGACAATTACTACCACCATCTAGAAAGCATGTGGTTGGATTGCTCAAATGGATGAATACTAAGTTTCAAAAAGAGAAAGATAAAAGGAAATCGGAGAAAGGTAAAGCAGTTCAACAGAAGAAATTAGATGAGTTGATGAAGTTTTTTTCTCCTAGAAACAGAACAAGTCTAGTAAATATGTTTGATTTACAGAAAAATCTTGTACTAGCAAAACTAAAACTTATAAATAGATTAAACAGTATTAGCAAAATCGATGCATTTGTTCAGACCAAGAAAGGTTATAAAATCAAAACAGGTGCAGAAGGTTTTGTTGCTATTGACAAATTAGGTGGTGATGCGGTCAAATTGGTTGACCGTCTTGAATTTTCATATAATAACTTCAGTCCAGATATACTGAAGGGATGGGAAAAACCAACGAGGTAATCATGTCCAGACCAATAGGACTAAAACAGTTTATTGAATCTGCTCCTGCAACTGAAGCATTGACAATGCAACAGCGTCTTGCTCGTGCAAGGTCTTTGAAGAAGAATAAAGCAAAGATTGCTATTGGCAGAAAGAAGGCTGCTCGTAAGATTGCCGATATGGAAACCCTCAAAAAGAGAGCAAGGAAACAAGCACGAAACTTGTTGCTCAAGAAAATCACCAAGGACATTCCTAAAGGGGAACTGTCTTTTGCTCGTAGACAATCAATTGAAAAACAATTAGATAAAAAGAAAGCAGTCGTAGATAAGATTGCTAAGAAACTTCTTCCGAAGGTGCGTCAAGCAGAAATACAGAAGAAGAAAAAAGCAAGAAGTGGTGATAAATGACGATTAAGAATTTTAAGTCCTATCTGATAGAAGAAGAAAAGGAAGTTTATTTTACCTTTGGTAGAATGAACCCACCTACTATTGGACATGGAAAGGTGATGGATACTATTGCTAAGAAATCTGGTGGTTCAGATTATAAGATATTTGTATCTCAATCACAAAACCCTAAAAAAGACCCATTGTCTTATTCTGACAAAATCAAACACCTTCGTAAGATGTTCCCTAAACACGCAAGAAGTGTTATGGTAGACAAAGGTGTAAGGAATGTATTTGATGTCGCATCTAAGTTATACGACTCAGGATATAAGAATGTAACTATGGTTGTTGGTGCTGACCGTATCAGAGAGTTTTCCACACTCTTAAACAAGTATAACGGTGTAAAAGCAAGACACGGATTCTATAACTTCGAGAAGATAAACATAGTTTCCGCAGGAGAGAGAGACCCTGACTCCGAAGGAGTAGAGGGCATGTCTGCATCTAAACAAAGAGCAAACGCATCTGCCAATGATTATCAAGCATTCGTTAAAGGTGTTCCTTCAAAAATGTCAGACCGTGATGCTCGTAAGTTGTTTAACGATGTTCGTAAGGGCATGGGTCTGAAAGAAGAAAGAAGTTTCAAACGACACATATCATTACCTAAAGTAGATGACCTTCGTGAAGCATTCGTGAAGGGTGACCTATTTGAGATAGGTGATATAGTTGCAATCAAAGAGACCCAAGAAATAGGAACTGTAACGGTTCTTGGTTCTAATTATGTTATTGTTGAAACAAGTGACAACAAGAAATATCGTAAGTGGTTAAAGGATGTCGAAGTTGTCGAAAAGAAATTAACTCCTGCTGAACTCAAGAAGAGAGAAGAAATTGCCAAGGCAATAGAGAAAGATAATCCTAAGATGCCTATGGACAAGAAGATGGCAATAGCAACTGCTACTGCTAAACGAGTTGCAGAGAAGAGAAAAGAGGATAAAACTAAAGTCCGACAAGATTCGGAAGTTAGTGATAAGAAAGGTACACAACCTGCCAAGTATTATGCGAAGGATGCAGATGGTGATGAGATGTCCAAGTCTACTAAAGACAAAAGAGCAACTCACTTTGCGAAGAATGCAAAGAAACCAGACAATGACCCTAACGCATATAAACCTGCGC